TAACTCACCTAGGAGACTGTTATGTCCATGTTGGCTGCCATTGAGAAGTTCATCTACGACCATCTGCATCCGCGCGTTATCGCGTTGGAGGCGCGTGTGGCCGAGTTGGAGGAGCGCGTTAAAGAGATTCTTGGCGAAAAACCCGCGCCCGCGCCTGCCCCCGAGACGCCTGCAAACGACACGCATCCAGAAGATAAAGCGTGAAGTGTTGCAATTTGTTTGGTTTGATGTAGTATTTGCGCATCATCGATTAACGTCCGTAAGACGTTGTTCGACTTGTGGCCGTAAGCACACTAGAGGTAAGCATGAACGACGATCAAGAATTTGAAGGTGGCTTGGATGAAATCGACACGGAGCAAATCACTCCCAACGGTGACGAAAATGGCGACGCACAGCAAGGCGCTGATGAAGATGCCGAAGTCGTCAGCCAAGATGGAAGTGAAGACGCCGACGACGAAGCCATTGCCGAAGCTGCTCGCGCCGCGCAAGCGGAGCAAGTAAGCCGTTCTTCAAGAGCACAAGACCGGATTCGACGACAACAGGAGGAATTGCAACGCGAGCGTCAAGCGCGCGAATCGGCAGAACGAGAACGCCAACTATTGCTGCAACAGCTTGAACAACAGCGTGCTGCGCTGGAACAAGCTCGGCAGCAGCAATATCTTGAAGCACTCGACCCCGCCGAACGCCAAGCGTATTTGCTTCAACAGCGTATGGAGCAAATGCAGCGCGAAATGCAACAGCAGCAGTTCAGCCAGCAGGACATGATGGACAAGATTGCGTTCCAGCAGCGTGCGATGCAGAACCCGATGGTTGGCAAATATGCCGATCGGGTTGAGCAGACGCTGTTGCAGATGCGCGCAAAAGGCCAGACTGCCCCCCGCGAATCGATTTTGAAATTTTTGGTCGGAGAAGATGTGCTCACCAAGGCTCCGGCGTCTATCGCCAAAGCCACTAAAGCTGCTTCTAAATCTACGTCCAAGCCGCTACGTGCCCGTGGCAATGCTGCCCCAGGCGCACCGGATGAAGATGCAGACTTGGAAGAACGCCTCTCTCGGATGACTTTTTAAGGATTTTGCATCATGGCAAACAACACCGCTGCCAACTTTGCCGCAGACGTCGGCAAATACATTCAGAAAAAGACGCTGGAGTTGACTCAGCGTCAAATCGTTGTGTCTCAACTCGCGGAGCGAGTTGACCTGCCGAAAGGCATGGGCACAACCTACTACGCGTTCCGTTACGAGCGCGTTCCCCTGCCCTACACCACTTTGTCGGAAGGCGTGCCCTCCGCTGGTGAGACGATGACGATTACGCAAGTGACCGGCACCGTGGCGCAGTGGGGCGACCTGATCCGCATCACGGACGTTGCTGAACTGACCATCCACCACCCGGTCTTTAAGAAGGCCGTGGAACTGATCGGTTTGCAGGCGACGGAAACCATCGAGCGCAATACGTTCAATGCGATCATGGGCGGCACGCAGGTCAACTACGTTGGCGCTGTGGGCGCACGCGCTAGCCTGACGAACAGTTCTGTCCTGACCCCGCATGAGCTTAACCGTGCAATGGGCACGCTGTTCACCAACGGCGCGCGGTATTACATGGGCGGCGGCGAGACGGACATCAAGACGAAGCCCGCTGCAAACGCCAAGGGCGTCACTGCTGCGACTGCTCCGCACTACGTGGCCGTCATTCACCCGCTGGTCGAGCAAGACTTGCGCGAGAACTCGACTGTTGTGACCGCATGGCAGTACAGCGACGTTGGTAAGCTGTACAACAACGAGATCGGTCAGTGGTCTGGTGTTCGGTTTACCCGCTCCAACCTTGTCCCGGCGTGGACGGGCGCGGCGGCAGTTTCCGGCACGGCGGGCACTGCGGGTTCGCTGGCGACGGGCACTTACTACGTTCAGGTCACGGCCTCGGACATCAACACCAACTACGAGAAGGTGATCTACCAGCCGTCTACGGGCATTAGCGTGACGGGGCCGACCGGCTCCATTAGCGTCACGGTGCCGAGCACGGCAGGCTACACCTACAGTGTGTATGTTGGCACGGTGTCTCCCCCGGCAAACCTTGGCTTGTCTGCTTCCGGCCCAACGTCCGGCCCGCTGGCTGGCAATGCGACGCAAATCGCCCCCGGATCGACGGTCGTCATTACGGGCCTTGGTGTGTCGCAAGTCGCGCCTGCGGCTCCTGCAACCGGCGTGACGGTCTATCCTACCTTCATCTTTGGTAAGGAAGCGTTCGCGCAAGTTGAGCTTGACTCGCTCAAGACGTTCTACCTGACCGGCGCGGACAAGTTTGACCCGCAAAACCAGACCCGCGTGGTATCTTGGAAGGTCTTTTACGGCACGATGATCATGAACAACCAGTTCTTCATGCGCATTGAGTCTGGATCGGCCTTCTCGCCCACCTTTGGCTAATGGTTAACCTGGCGGGGCTACGCGCCCCGCCAGTTTCTTTGGAGCAAGCATGAACGACAAAATTGAAACACAAATCCGCGAAGCAGCGGCAGCCGCCAAGGCTAAAAAAGAGGACAAGCCGGTCGAAGTTGAAGTTGAGTACGAAGAAGTGTTCATCGACCTTCCTCCGCATAGCAGCCACATCTCGATCGATGGGCGGCATTTTCAGCAAGGCGCGTCTTACAAGGTTACGAAGGCGCAGGCGGCGTCAATGCGTGATATTATGAGCCGCGCTTGGGCGCACGAACAAGAAGTTCGCGGCCAGCGCAAACCATTCGATGCATATCGTCGTCAACGCGAATTTAGCCTGAGGGGTTAATCCATGAGTGAAAACAGCAACGTTGGGTATGTCTATCAGTTTGCGGCAACTGTCGCAGACGGGATGAGCGTCACCTTCAACGGGAACTTTCCGATCGGTGTGTCGGCTGAAGCGATCAACGCTGAAATCGACCGCTTCCGCGCTGTGGCCGAGCGGCAACGCGCCAAGAACGAAGTCAAGATGCTTGAGGCAATGCTGGTCGAGAAAGAGTCGATGATTCGTAACGCCGAACTGGACTTGCGCCAGTATCTCAAGAAGAACAAGGACGGCGACGACTTTTCTGAGCGGCTCAAGGCGAAGATCGAGGAACTGTCGCTCGACTACGAGCGCGGTGTCAAACAGCTCGAAGAAACTCGGGCTAAGGCGGTTTAATGCTTACGGCGCAGCAGATCATTACTTACGCTTTGCAGATTGCAAAAGCGCCTGGGTACACCGCGCAGGCGGGTGATCTGCTCAACATGCGCCTTGCAACGCTGGCGCGCACCTATGACCTGGACGTGTTGCTCAACACGGCCCAGTTTTCGGTGCCCGCTGGCGTTCAGACTTATACCCTCCCTGCGGACTACGTTCGCGGGCATGAGCTGTGGTATTACATTGGCGGTCTGCCGCAGACGATGCGGCAGATTAGCTTGCCCGATTACGACCGGATCAATGTCGGCACTATCGCAATGGCAAACCCGACAATGTGGGCAAGCAACCCGGCGTCCGGGACGCTTCACTTGTACCCCATGCCGAACAGCACAATTGCGTTCACGCTGCGGTATTGGAGCCAACCGCCCGACATTGCTAACCCTGCAACGTCCAATGTTGTTCCTTGGTTCCCGGACAGCGACTACTTGCTCACGGCGTTGGCCGCAGACGTGATGCGCTTGACTGATGACACACGTCAGCCTCAATACTCGGCTGAAGCGCAAAACAAGCTACAAGCGTTCTTGAAGATGCAAGGCGACCGCGAGAACCACGCTCGCACTATCAAGCTCGGCAATTCGTTTACGGGCGGGTCGGGCCGGCTGCCGCCGTCTAAGATCACGGGGTTCTAAATGCTCCGCAACCCGGCAATCTACCAGTGGAGGCCGGTAGGTCTATCTGATGCGCGGGACGGCAAGCTGGCGTTCCCCGGCGCTTGCAAACTGCTGACGAACCTGATTCACGATCCGGTCAGCAACAGTATGCTGGCCCCGCGCCCTGCTAGCACGGTTATCACAACGTTCAACGGGTTTACACCGTCCGGCGTTGTGTCTGTCATGCTTTCCGTTGGTACGCGCATCTTTGGCATGGTCGCTAGCGGGATTTACCCTGGGTTCGACCAGCCGTTTTGCTACGACACGGCGACTAATGCGTTCGTGCCCATTAGCGGTGTGACCAGCAACCATGTCCCTGTAACGCAAGGCACGAGCGGCGCGTGGACGCCTCCTTGCATGGCGGTTGTCGGAAACTACATCGTCATTACGCACCCAGGCTACACGATGACCAGCGGCCCAATCGGGACGATTGACCTGACGACGCTGGCTTATAGCACGGGCAACATGATAAACGGCACGACTGCCGTGCTGAACGCTGTACCAACGTCTGTCGCGCAGTTTTATGGGCGTGCATGGTATGCAGTGGGCAACCAAGCCTACTTCAGTGACTCGCTCCTCCCGTTGCGGCAGACCAACGCGGGGCAAGTGTTGACGCTTGGCGCAAGCACTGAACCGATCACTGTTTTTGTGCCGCAAGGTATCTCAACTGCGACGCAAGGTATTTTGTCTGCGCTGATCGCGTTCAAGGCGAACTCAATTTGGCAGATCACGGGCGACTGGAGCTATGGCGGGTCTACGAGCGGCGGCAATCTTGCGCTGAACCAGATCACCGCCAGTGTCGGTTGTTCCGCGCCGCGCACAGCGGTTCCGACTCCTGCGGGCGTCATGTTCATGGCGGCGGACGGGATTCGCACCATCCCGACGTTGAGCATGGCCGTGACGGAGCCAAACCCTGACGTGGTATATCCGTTCTTCAACTGCACGCAGCCTACACGCGCCTGCGCAGCCTACAGTGCTGATACATATCGTATCTCGCTTGATACGGTGACGACAACGGACGTGCTCGGGCGGTTCGAGTATTGGTTCTCCCTCAAGGTCGGCAAGTGGAATGGCCCACACACGTTCCCCGCAGACGTGATTACCCCGCTCGGCAACTCGTTCGTTATTGCGGTCAACAGCGCCGGCGCAAAACTGTTTCAGAGCAACGCCTACACTTCCCCAACAGACGTTTTTGTTGAAAACGACGTGCAGCTTGCTGTCAACATGACTAGCAGCTTGATCGACCCAGACCCGCCGATGGCTGAAAAGTCGTCAGTCGAGATGACGGTTGCAGCAGTAAATGGGCTACAGCCATACACCATACAGGTGTTAGACGACCAGGGGCAGCTTCTCAACCAAGCGACATTGAGTTCTATAACTGCTCCAGCCAAGTGGGGCAATCTTGGGCTTGTGTGGGGCGCGGCGGGTAGTGTGTGGGGCGCTTTTCCCTACAATTCCACAATATCGCCGTTGTACTTTTCTGCTCCGCTCGTTTTTCAGACGTGTCAAATCGTTCTTTTTGGAAACAGCGGCCCGTATTTGCGTTTGGGGCGGATTAACTTCCGTTACGAGGCGCTTCGCTACATTGGAGCAAACTGATGGCTATCATTAACCCTCTGGTCTATACGATCAAAAACGGCGACCCGGTAGATGCAACTCCGGTGCAGGCCAATTTTGCGCAGATCGTTCAAGACGTGAACGCAAACGCCGCACCTGTAGGCGGCAACGCCTCGCAACAGTTTCTTGTCGCTCCTGCAACGGTTCCGTCCGCTGCTGTTCCTTTGAACCAAGTTCAGCAGCTTATCGTTGGCGGCGCAAGTGGTGGAGGGGGGCTAGGGGCGATTGACCCTTCTGCAAAGGCAACGGAAGGGGCTGTTGGCGATAACCTCGCTGACGACACTGCCGCGTTGCAAAAACTTGTCTCGATCATTGGGACAAACTGGAAGATCGAGGCAGGAAAATACAAACTGTCTGGAACGGCTGGCGTAGGGGCATTGCAGTTAAGCTACACAAACGGCGGCATGTACGCATTTGACGGTCAGCCGATGCCGGGTGCGCTTTATGGCGCTGGCCCGCAGAACAGCATCCTTTGCCCGACGACGACAGGGATGTATGCAATCCAGGCGTCATCGACCGCAGCGTCGTCGATTATGGAGGTGCGGCATCACGGCTTCTGCATCAGCGGAAGAAACAACATTCACAACGTCAATGGGATGTATCTTGGCGTTGTTGAAATGCAGACGCTCGAAAATCTGCGGTTCGAGCAACTGAACATCGGGCTGTATCTCGACAGTGTTGAATACTTAACCCTGCGAAAGTGTCTTTTTGAGGGCAACGTCAACGGCGTTGTTAGCACCAAAGGGTCGGACGGCTTTACGCATCTGAACGCTTCGACTTTTCAAGATGTCATTCTTGATCGGAACACTGCCAACGGCTTGCTGGTGACAGATAACGCAGCTAACTTGACGATCGAAGGCGGCCAAGTTAGCAACAACGGCGTAATGGGCGTTTCTGGAACCGCTGGCCTAAACATTACAGTCAGCAGCGTAGAAGGAGCGAACGGCGTAACGATCAAGAATGTCTACTTCGAGCTAAACAACGGCGATGCAGACATTAAGATCGTGAACACTGGCACCCAAAGGATGACGCACATCATCCAAGGGTGCAATTTCAACCGTGTTAGCAGCACAAACTACACGACGAACAACATCGTCTCGCAAGGCCCTAACACGATTCTCTTGATCGGCTGTTCGTTTCAGAACTACGGGAGTTATTCTCCAAGCTCGTCTAGGCCGTTCCTTAATGGGGACTCTCAGACGCAGTTTGTAGACCTTGGCTGCTGGTGGGGCAGTGTGCCAGATTACATTTCGGTGCCGGCGTTCCCGCCGAACCAGATGTTTCTTGTTCCTTCGTCGTCCGCAACGCTTTCTTCTTCGCCGTCCATCGTTCCTATGCAAAAGACGGACTCTTATGGGACGACGCTCTCAACGTCTGGCGGGGGCGTAAAGGTTTCGTTGTACGGCTACTATCGAGTATACATAAGCCTTCAAGTGAACGCAGCCGGCGCGGGGATGGTTTTTGTTGGGGTAGCAGTAAACGGAGCGACGCCCGTTGTTGCCGCAAACTCGGCGTACACGCCAGCCGCGCAAGTGGGCATCATTATCCAGGCGACAGCGGTCATTCACTTGAACTCAGGAGACGTTGTTTATGTCGGCGGCGAAGCGCCCGCGCAAGCGACGGTTGTTCAAAGCGCTCCGGCAAGCTGGATGGCAATCGAGGGGCCGATCTAAAGGAGGTAGCCAATGAGCAAGTCTGGGATTAAAATTAACCCTGCCAACAAGGGCAAGCTGCACAAGACGCTCCACGTCCCGAAGAACGAGAAGATTCCTATGGCAAAGCTAGAGAAAGCAAAGCGTTCTCCCGACCCTGCAACACGCAAGCGGGCGACCTTTGCGCTCAACGCAAAGCGGTGGGCAAAATGATCCACGACTTGCTGGATGTTCTTGCTGTGGCGGCGGTCTTTATTGTGGGCGAAATCGCTTTCCGACGATACCTAAGACGCCGCTATGGATCACGACAAGATTGATTTTTCGTTTTTTGCTTGGTCGTCCGTTCTCGGCGCGATGATCGGGCTAGGACAACTGCTCGATTCCGCCGAGCGGTTGTCCTGGCGTATCGTTGTTGGGCGCGCGCTCGTGTCGGCAGGGGTGGCGTCGACCGCCCCGGCGCTTTTGACGTGGTTCCCTCAAATGCCGCGTATGGCCGAGTTTGCGTTCGCAGCTATGCTCGCAAGTTTGGGCACTTCTGCACTTCAATCCGTCGTGCGCCGGTTGCTAACCGGGCGCGGCAACTAGGAGGTTCAACATGGTCATTGTTCGTCCGGTTCCTTACAACATCCAAAGCGGTCAATATGTTGACAGCGGCGCGATCACGCAAGACCTTATCCGTATTACGCAAGACATCAACGCCAACGCTGCGCCAGCAGTGGGTAATGCAGCGCAGACCTTCGCAGTGGCGAGCGCAACAGTGAGCAATCAAGCGGTCAACCTCGGCCAGCTTGGCGGGTTTAGCCCATTGGCAAGCGCGTCACTTGCAGGCACAACCGCAGGCTCCGTGACGTGGGCGCAATATATGCAAGGTGCGCTCAAAGCGTTTGCCGCACAAGCCCTTAACTACGAGAACAACACGACTAACTCGCAGACGATTACTTTTCCGACGCCGTTTGTCAACACCCCGGTTGTCACGGTAAACACGACCGGGCTAACAGTCACGGCGTCAACGACAACGCTGACGATCACCGCGCCCAACAACACCACGTTGTATTCCGGCATTATTGAGGTTAAAGGGTTCTGACAGTGGTTGTTCTTCGGCCTATTGTGAAGCGTCTTTTGATTGGGCGCAACCGTTAAGGATTTGTCATGAGTGTTGTCCGTCCAATCCCTTATAACATACAAGTCGGCGAATATATCGACGCAAGCGCGATCACAAAAAATTTCGTCCAGCTTGTTGAAGATATTAACGCCAACGTGTTAGCTGCGGGCGGCAACCCAACGCAGCCTTTCTTTGTGGCCCCCGCAGTCGACCCCGGTCAGGCAGTAAACTTGGGGCAAGCTAACTCTTTGTACGCCCCGGCTGGACACTACGCGGCTCTTAACGGCGACCCTGCGCAAGTATTTGCTGTAGCGAACGCGGCGTCGCCAACTCAAGCGGTCAACCTTTCTCAGCTTGGCAGTTACAACCAAGTCATCGCTTCTTTCGCAACCGGAACGCTGCCGTCTACTTGTTGGGGCGGTGCGGTTCAAGTCCAGCAAAACGCAACAGCTACGCTTCCAACAACGAACCCGCCAGCAGGAAGCAAAGTTGTGCTGTTCGGGTTCGGTGGGCCGTTTTCTGTTGCCAGCAACAGCAACCAGTATATTTACTCTCCGGCATTAGGGTTAACCCCTAGCTCCGGCCCGACGACTGTCAACGTCTCTGACGGCGGCTGGATTGAGCTTACATCGCGTGGCAACGGTGAGTACGACATCACTGGCGGTTCTTTGCTGGTGTTTCAAAGTGTTTCTCCCGCCTTTACTCAGCCGGTCAGTGTGCCCAATGCGGTGGCAAGCGGGCAAGCGGTAAACCTCGGTCAAGTTCAAACCCTGATAAGTAACAGTGGCAGTAGTTTGCCTGTTACACAATCCATTTCTTCGCGGCCTTCTGACTACGACACAAACCAAGTCGTGTTGTTGGCAACGTCAACGCCGACGACAGGGGTGTCGTTTAGTGCGTCTGACTCGCGTGTCATTTCTGTAGGCGAGGGGCCGAACGGCCCATTTGTCCGAGCAAATACAAACCCGCTTGACCTGACAAGCAACAGCGGGGTTTTAGTGCCTAACGCGGTGACTAGCGCGCACGCACTAAACCTTGGGCAAGCTGACAGTCGTTATCAACAGCGAAATCTGATTGTCGAGGCAGGGGCTGCGGGCACGTTGACTAGCAATGCCTACATCGGGGTCTATGTTAACGCAATGCAGGTCAACGGCTCTGGTGTAGCTGTTACGTTGCCGGGGAATGGCGTCGGTAGCTACGCAGTTGCCACGGCCACGGCGACCAACGCGCAAACAATCAACATTCTTAAGAAGGCCGCAGGGTCAACGACGCTGACTACAGTCGGGGCAATCACTTTCGCAGCCGGTGCGTCGTCTGGAACGTTCTCCACAACCTCTAGCGCGGCAGTGACGTTCAACCCTGGCGAAGCGATGTATGTGCAGGTTGGTAGCTCGGCAGATACAACGCTGGCGAACGTGGCAATCTCACTGTTCCTGACCTACTAAGGAAAAGAAATGCTGGTTTCAATTCCTTGGGGGATGTGGAACAACCAAGCTGTAAAGGTTGGAAAGTTTGCTCTGTTTGGCGGTGGATATAACGGGGGCGCTAAAAACACTACATCCGTTTATACCTATTCCTCAAACACCGCTGTTACTGGCGGGAACTTGAGCTACGCAGCGTATTATTTGGCTGCCGCAGGCAACGGCACGGTTGGCGTCTTTGGTGGTGGCTACAACAGCTCCAGCCTCAATAACACATCCGTTTACACATATTCCTCAAACGCCGCTGTTGCTGGCGGGAACTTGAGCTCTGCATCATATGCGTTGGCTGCCGCAGGCAACAGCACGCTCGGTGTCTTTGGTAGCGGAAGCGGGAGCGGCGGCGCTACATCCGTTTACACATATTCCTCAAACACCGCCGCTGCTGGCGGGAACTTGAGCTATGCAGCGTCTAATTTGGCTGCCGCAGGCAACAGTACGCTCGGCGTTTTTGGCGGCGGGTATAACGGGGGCGCCTTAAGCACTACATCGGTTTACACCTATTCTTCAAACACCGCTGTTGCTGGCGGGAACTTGAGCTACGCAGCGAATAATTTGGCTGCCGCAGGCAACGGCACACTTGGTGTCTTTGGTGGCGGAAGTAGCGGCGTCAATACTACATCGGTTTACACATATTCCTCAAACGCCGCTGTTGCTGGCGGGAACTTAAGCTACGCAGCGTATAGTTCGGCTGCCGCAGGCAACAGTGCGCTCGGCGTCTTTGGTGACGGCTACAACTCGGGTACTCTAAACACTACATCCGTTTATACCTATTCCTCAAACACCGCTGTTACTGGCGGGAACTTGAGCTATGCAGTATATGAGTTGGCTGCCTGTTCACCTAACCCCGGAGTAAACTGGTAATGATTGTTAACAACCATCGGAAACATTCTTCTTTCGCCCTTCGGCATTTCATTGCCGGGTCTTGCTACACGCCAGATGCAGCGTTCTGCCTCTTGTACGCGCAAGGTGAACAAGTTGAAATGGACGTAGCAGCAGGCGAAGCAAGCATCCTCGAGCAAAAAGCAAGCGAACTGGAGTTGCAAGAGAGGGTCGCTTCCGCCGCGTCTGAAGCAGATCGCTTGCGTGCCCAGGCTGAACTCATTAAGCTGAAGGCGGCGCGCAAGAACTTCGAGCTTAACCTGGAGGGCGCAAAGCGAGAACTGCAAGAGATCAACGCCATGCTCGAAGAACTCAAACCCATGTGCAAGCATTGGGACGCTGACATCCTCAAGATGGAGCAGGCCATGCAGCGCGACGAGTGGGCAGAAGAAC